TTTCGCGCTTGTGCGCGCGCTCTAGTTCACGCGCCCACTTGCGGTGTTCTTGCTGGGGCGACATCAGGCCGTTTGCCAGACCGCGATACGGCCAATCTGCACCGTGAGCGTGTCAGTCGCCGGACCCCATGCCGCCGCAGTCCGCACGGCGATAGTGAAGTACGCCAGAGACACGGCAGCGCATGGCGGGATGGTGATTTCAGGGGTCCGCAGGTAAAGCGTGGTGCTCGCCGTGATGCCCGCCGATACGCCCGATTCGTTGAATTCGGAACCGCGCACCTCGATCGTCTGCCCGTCTGCAACGATGGCAAAGGTAAAGTTGATTTCCGAGATAGGCGTGGCGGACCACGTCGTCGAGCTGAGGAACATTTCAGCCTCAACCACAAACTTTTGACCCGCCGCCATCGTGCCGAGCAACAGCGACGTGGTGCCCGTGTTTTGCACGCCTGTCAGGTCGCCATTCGCCCCGGTCGTGATCGCGATTTGCTGCACGTTGCCAATGCTAGGCGTTGACGGATGCGCCACCACCGACGCCGTGGCCGTATTGGTCGCGCCCGATACGTTCAGCACGTTTAGGTATTCCGCAGCCGTGCCGCCGTGCGGGGCCGTGACGCTGCCGCCGCTGCTGGCAGTCGTCATCACAGGATTCGGGAACAGGTTCGTGCCCTGTCCAACCGTGACCGTGCCAGCCGCCGTCGAGAAGTCAACGCCAGCCAGTGCGAAGGTAAACGAGTTGGCCGTCGGCACCGTGGCCACAGTCCAGAACCCGTTAATCACTGCGGATGTGCCGGTCGCGCCGACAATCCGCACGCGCTCGCCTACGCGGAACCCGTGGGCGGTCGCCGTGACCGTGACAATGCCGTTCGTGCGCGTCGTCGTCGCGTTCGTGACTGCAATCGCGCTGTTGACGTAGCAGTCCAGTTGACTCAGCGGGCGGGTATCGAACGTGCTCGGGAACGCCGCTTGGATCGCCGCTTGGTCAGCCGCTGCGATCTTGCGTGCGCCCGGCACGTTGTAATGAATGTTGTCCGCAGCCTTCAGCAAACCGGCAGTAGCAAGGCCCGTCGCGCTGCTCGGGTTGACGATCTGACGATAGTGGTCAAGGAACAGGAATCGTGGCTTGCCCTGACAGTATTCCTTGATCTTCCTGTTCAGGCGCTGCACGCGCTGCATGATCGTGGCGGTCGCGCGCGCCTCGCCCGTGGCGACCGGCGTAATACTGGCAATGATGCAAAACGCGCCCGTGTTGGCGCACATGTCCAACAGCGTGTAAATCGCGGTGGTCGTCGTCTCTTCCGACAGGCTGCCATTGCTGGTGCTCTGGTCGTTGATACCGGGCATTTGCATGATGAGGACATCGAACGCGTACGGCAGAACATCCGTTTCCCACCGATTGATGACTTTCTGAACCGTGTCCCCAGACTGCGCCGAGTTGGCAACAATGCGGAACGGTTGACCGCACAGCATCTGCAACCACGCCACCCACGACATATCGTTGATGCGATGCGGATAGCGCACCAGCCCGGTGCTGGACAGCGCGCCATTCGGCAGGTCGTAGTTGATCGGAAGTTGACAAGTAAAAACCGTCGAACTCACGCGGTTTGCAATCACGCGCTGTTGTTTCGTCGTCGACGTGTAGCCCTTGTGCCAGAAGAACACAGGCGCACCCGTCGCGAGCCCTGCATTCCCTGCCGCATCCGTCACCGTCAGAATCCCGCTGTTGCGATCGAATGTCGCGGTGACGGAATTCACGACGTTGTACATATCCGTCATCGAGTCGCCAAGCAACAGGACGCGATAAGACCCGTCGGACTTGACCGTGGGAAGCTGCGTCGCGTTGTAGGCCGTTTGCGCGCTGCCGATGATGTTCGGATAGGAGTAGGTCATTTACCGCCTCACTGAAGCGCGACGATCAGCGTCGCAGACGTGTTCGTGAACATCACGCGGCCACTATCAAGCGCGATCGGGACAATCGTCCCCGCCGCGACCCCGGTCAGCGTGACGGCCGTAGCCGTGCCGGAGGCGGCAACAGCGAGGTCGCCGACGCCACCCACCCACAGCGCGCGACAGTTGACGAGCGTCGTATCGGACGGCGTGACCGCTCTGCCCGGTTGATAGCCAAATTGCGTAGTCAGTTGCATCATTCACCCCGTAACCGGCGCGCGTTGCGCTCGATAAGCTCATTGATCGTCTGTTGCTGCGGCCAGCGCGGCCCGGGTTTCTCCGGCGCGTCCTTCACATACGGGCGGCTCATCAGCGCATAGCGGAATTCATCCGGGGCGTGGTCTTCACCATCGCTGTCCACGTCTTCCGGTCGTTTGTCGTCGTGTTGCAGGGCGGGCAGCGTGCGAATCAGATGCACGCCCGTGCTGAACAGGTAGACCATCGGCCTGCCGTCGTCGTCGCCCTTGAGGCGTGCACGCACTTGGTCCCAGCCGCCCATCGCGCCGAGTGTTCCGACGCGCTTGTTGTCCGCAGGCCCGAAGTGCACGCCATGAACGCTCATGCGCTCAGCAATGCTCGGCCCGCCGTTCTCCGCATACGCTGCGGGGTCGATAACGCTGTAGGTGATGCGGTCGCCTTCCTCGCGCGCCTTGATGCCTAGCGCGACCTCGTCGGCCGTCATGCGCAGGCCCTTGTTAGGCTCGCCCGTCGATCCGTACCACTCGCGGTATCGGATCAACGCACCGCGCGGATAGCGTGGGTCATCACCATCACTGACGGCGTACCAGCCAACGCTAAACGGCCGTGCTGAACCCCAGTCCATCGCCCGGAAGCGCAGCCAGTGTTCGGGGATCTCGTGCGGCGCAACCACATGACGCGCCCCGTCGAATTCAGGGAAGAACGCGCCCGCGATGACGTTCCAGTCACCCTCCAGCCACGCGCGCACCAGCTCGGGCGAGCCAACCAAGTTCAACCGGTCGGCATAGCTCGGGTCGTGCGACAACAAGATTCGGTTGTCCGACACCCTCGACGGGATGTAGACGTATTTGTGCGACTGCACACCGTTCGGCAGCGTGCGCGTAATCGGCTGCATGCCGAGCGGCGCAGGGTCGATGTATCGATGCTTTATCCAGTGTTGCCCACTGCCGCCCGGGTTCGCGGTCAGGATCATCTGAATCGGTACGCCCGTCTTAGACCGCAGCGCGCCGAACATCATGTCGATCGGCCGAGGGTCGGCGTAGTTGCCCGCCTCTTCCACTGCGACATCGGAAAGGTTCTGACCCTGATACTTGCCAGCGTCGGCCGTGGATTCGAGTGGACGGAATCGGACGCGCCCACCGTGCGGCATCACGAACGTCTTGCTTTGTTCCTTCCAGTCGGCCCCGCAGGGTAGGTAAATTTCCTTCGCGCGCTCGATCAGGTCATCGGCCTGCGGCATTTCCTGGCGGAAGAAAACGGCGTTAAAGCCGCGCCCATAGCGCCGTTCCTTCAGCGCAAACTTGCCGAGCACCCCGTCAGTCTTGCCACCACCGCGCGCCCCGCCGAACAGTATTTCGGACAGCGGGCAATCAATCAGCGCCTTCTGTGGTCCCTGTTGAGGTCGCCAGACGATTAACGGCGTATGAAGCGGCCCATTGCTCATCGGTCAGCGGGTTTTCGGAGACTTCGGCTTTGCGCACTGTTGCGTCAATGTCGAGTCGGTCTCCGTAGCGTTTGGGGTCGAGTTTCGATGCGGCCCACTTGCGGGCATCTACCTGCAAGCGTGCGATCTGCGCATCCTCTGCTTTGTCCGCAATGTCGAGGATCTCATCGGCCAGCACCTCGGCGCGTCGCTCTCTAGCGCGCGCGTACTGCTCGGAAAACTCAGCGCGATTGATTCGCCACTCGTTCACCGTGTCCGCATTTGGCATGTCCTCATCCCGGCAAACGCTGCGCAGGCTGCGGCCGTCTGCCACACGTCGGCAGATTTCAACGGCTAGCTCAGGCGTAAACTTCGAGGGGCGTGCCATAGGCTCCAGAATGCAAAAAGCCCCGCCATTTCTGGACGGGGCCTAGACGCATGCCCACCTCCCGGCGGGCAGCTATTCGAACGCAGTGTTCGTAACCGACTATATACACGACTCGCGTAGCAAATGCAACGGGTTCATTGCACCTTCTTCGCGCCCGATCGCCTGCGCGAAACGGTCGTCCGCATCGATCACTGCCGCATCGAAATCAATCGCGCTGCTGTACACCTGCCGAACGCGCCGCACGATCACCCACGGGGCCAGCCGGTAGACGTGGTGCCATAGCACGATCTGCCGCGCCTGAAGCGGTCGGATGGTGCGCCATGCCCGTTCCAACAGGTCAGCGTCGAGCATGTCAACGGCAGACGGCCTAGGCCCTTCCGGGTGCCAGTGCTGCGGGCTGCGATAGTGCCCCTCCGCGCTCATGCACTGCCCGTAATTGATGCCACGGCCAAGCACTGCGCGCCGCCAGTTCGCGATACGGGCTTCGAGGGCGTCGATTACTGCGAGGTCGTTCGGTTTCATG